CGGGTCTTTAAGTTCACGCACTGGTATGCCATCTTTTACATCCACTGTTACGTCTAGAGCTGTCTTACAAAATGGGCAAGTGATATTAAAATCAACTTTAGACCCAAAGGTAACGCATCGAATTCCAACAAGGATTGCGTCTCGGTCACCTGATAGTAAGCTGTCCAAGTCTTCTTTGTTGGCTTTCTCCATACCTAAGCTAACAAGTCCTCGTTGTAGCATTACGTTTAATGCTCTTCCAATAGACCCTGCTTTAGATATAGCTTCTTCATCGACACCAGTCAATTCACGCACTTCTGCGTATTTGACTAGGGACCCTTCCCGGTTGATATATCCTCCGGGAAGAGTCACCTCTGAATTTGAAGGCGGTACAGTTTTTACTTCAACTGCAGGCTCTTCAATACTCTTGGTCAATTTGTCGAGTAGTGACTGGTCTGTAACTAGTTGTTCTGCCACGATTTATTCTCCTTAGTTAGTTTGTTTAACCTTTTGCATCTCCAGAACGAGGGTCTCCAGTTGCTCCTGTAAAGGATACAGAAAGACCTTCGTGCACTAGCTGCATTGTTTCAAATAGAATTTGGTTATCTGTTGCGTTTAGGTCTGAGTAGCTTAGGCTTGAAATCCAAGCGTTGTGAATCTTGAAGCGCATCTTAAATGCGTTTTCTCCACTATCCGCAACAGGATGGTCCATTACCCAGATGTTAACGTCACAACGGAATGAGCTTGTGTTTGCTCCTACAGCGATACCGTCTCCAGAAGCTGCAGCGAACAATCCACGCATCCAGTTGATTGCTTGGTCATTTCCAAATAGTGTTCCTCTTTGGAAGGTCACTGGTGAAAATGTTGTCATACCTGGAACTTGGTGCAACGTAGTGTTGTATCCACCTTCACGGTATCCAATGCTCTGTGTATTAATAGATAACCCAGAGATATTTGTAAATCCTCCACTAAAAGTAGTGAAGTCTTTTGTTGCATACGCCTTAGTTTCTGCTGGCGTAAATTGCGCATAGAATCTAAAACTGCGAAGTGGGTCTGTCGCAAGTTTAGAAAAGCGCGAGATATTACTGGTGGCCATGTTTTATTCTCCTTACGCCACAGTGACGGTGCTGCCACCATCATACTGACCGATTTTGATAACAACGAATTCAGCTGGTCGTTGGAGGGCCACTCCAATTTCCATATTAACTTCTCCATTGTCTACCTTGATAAGTGGGTTCGTTGAAGCGTCGCACTTAACAAAGAATGCATCTGCTGGGGTTGCTCCACGTAGACCACCTTGTGACCAGTAGTCAGTTAGGAAGCCTTCCAGAGAAGCTGTGATACGACGCCATAATACTGCATCGTTAGGTTCAAATACTGCAAAGGTTGTTAAATCAGTTAGCGCTTTGCGTAGATAAATTAGGGAACGACGAACTGGTACATAACGGTCTGCGTATCCTGCTTTAAGAGTACGAGAACCCATTACTACAATTCCTGAACCTGGGATAAAACGAATAGCGTTTACAGGTGCAGCGGCACTATTCATTGTGTCTAAGTTAGCGTTAGTCAACTTAGTAACAGCAACTGCTCCAGCAATTCTATTGTTTACACCAGCTGGTGCCTTGAATACTCCACGAGATACATCTGTTGAGATGTACTGTCCGACAACTGCTCCACCGCAGAATGCTGTTTCTGTAGCTCCTGGGCTTGAAGATGTTGGGCTTGGAATAGTTAGGTTAGGGTAATACACAGCTCCAAGAGAAGAGCTTGTATAAGCAGCTGCACGTGTCATTTGATTTGCTACTGTATCGTTCATAGCATCAATAACTACAAACACATCGTCGCGTCCTTCAGCATAAGAAAGGATGCTGTTCATAGCAGCTGAAGATGTAACTCCAGGTGCGTTAAGAACTAGTGCGTTAGTTACTGTGTCAAAAGCAGGCATTGCGTTTGCAACATCTGATTCTGTTACAGATGAACCGTTGCTTCCTGATGCAAGTGGTTCTAGTGATACCACTCCTGGGTTTCTTGTTCCACCAGTTGCTGCAGAGTTTGCATCTACAGCTGTAATGATAGTTGAGG